GTTCCGAACCATGTTGCAGAGCAATTCTTTGCATCTGTATATCCTACTATTACTTCTGGTAAGTCAACGAAAGTAATTATTATCTCTACCCCTAATGGTATGAACCACTTCTATAAGACGTGGGAAGATGCTAGGAGAGGTAAGAATAACTATGTTACAAACGAAGTACATTGGTCACAAGTTCCAGGAAGAGATGCTAAATGGAAAGAGGAGACATTAAAGAACACATCTAAGAGACAGTTTGCACAGGAGTTTGAGTGTGACTTCCTTGGATCTGCTGACACTTTAATCAGTCCAGCAAAACTTCAGAACATTCCATTCCATGACCCCATAGCTAGCAATGCAGGACTTGACATTTATCAGAGAGCAGAAAAGGATCACGAATATATTATTACTGTTGACGTTGCCAGAGGTATCGGTGGCGACTACAGTGCTTTCATCGTGTTTGATATCACCACTATGCCGTATCAGATCGTTGCGAAGTACAGAAATAATGAGATTAAGCCTGTACTGTTTCCCTCGGTAATATTCCAAGTATGTAAGGAATATAATAATCCTTATGTTTTAGTAGAGGTTAATGATATAGGAGATAGCATAGCAGCAACGTTAAACTATGACCTTGAGTATCCTAATGTACTCATGTGTGCTATGAGAGGACGTGCTGGACAAGTAGTTGGACAAGGATTTTCAGGTAACAAGACACAGTTAGGTGTTAAGATGAGTGTGACTGTTAAGAAGATCGGTTGCTCTAATCTTAAAGCTATCATTGAAGAAGATAAATTATTATTCAATGACTTTCAAATATTCCAAGAACTGACTACCTTTGTACAAAAGAAACAAGCGTGGGAAGCAGACGAGGGATATCATGATGACCTTGTTATGTGTATGGTATTGTTTGCATGGTTAGTCATGCAGGAATACTTCAGAGAAATGACCGACCAAGATGTTAGGAGGAGAATCTACGATGAACAACGAAACCAAATTGAACAGGATATGGCTCCTTTTGGGTTTATTGACGATGGCTTGGGTGACGATACCTTCGTGGACGCAGACGGTGAACTGTGGGCATACGGAGATAAGCAGGATGAAGTTACGTATATGTTACCCTTCTGATGGATATTGGGGATCAGTTTTCTCTGGAACATCTTCTTTTCAAAGAGAGGACTTGTAGATCTTGTAATAAGAAAAAGAATTTAATAGAAGATTTTTATATGACGAGAAGACAGAAGAGAGGTCTTCCATCTGCATATTCATATGAATGTAAGGACTGTACTATAAAAAGAATTTTAAGAGCAAGAAAAAAGAAAGATCCATTTTCTGATTGGACATATCCAGACTGGTAAAGAGTTCGTGCATTGTTTCCCCTCTGAAGCAATAGGATATTCTAAATAATTAAAGATAAAATTTTTGGAATATCCAAGAGGTAAAAACATGGCAAGTCAAGTCTCGCCTGGTGTTGTTATTAAAGAACGTGATTTATCCAATGCGGTTGTAGTTGGTAGTAGTGCTCTGCGTGGTGCTATTGCTTCTTCATTTCGCAAAGGACCAGTAGGCAAAATAGTTAACATAGGTTCTGAAAGAGAACTAATTGATACATTCGGTGCACCATCTGAGGCTAACGCTGGTGATTGGTTGGTCGCTTCTGAGTTTCTACGTTATGGTGGACAACTAGCAGTTGTTCGTGCAACAACTGGAGTGCTTAATGCAACTCTAGATGGATCAGCAGTTCTTATAGCATCTAAGGAAGACTATGATGCAGGTGCTGGATCATCAGAAAAGTTTGCTGCAAGAGATGCAGGTGCAGATGGAAATAATCTACACGTTGTAGTTGTAGACAGCGGACCAGACTGGACAATCGCTAAGAGTGGTCATGGACTATCTGTTGGTAATAACTATTCAGATGATAGTAGTGTTACTCACGAAGTTGTAGAAGTTGTTGACGCTGGAACAATCAGAGTTATTCAAGGAACTGCAGCTCCTAATCCAGCAGCAGGTGATACAGCAACTGCATTTACAAATTCACAATGGAATGCAACTGCAATCGGATCAACAGGTTTAACTTATAAGTCAATCGCTCCTAGACCAGGAACATCAGCGTTTGCTTCAGAGCGTTTTCTTTCTAAGGATGAAGTACACGTTGCTGTAATTGACACTTCAACAAACACAATCATTGAGCGTTTAACATATCTTTCTAAACTATCTGATGGTAAGACACCAGAAGGTAACTCATCTTATTGGAAGGATTCAGTTAATCAGTTCTCACAATACATCTATGCATCTGCATTAACTTCTTCTGAATTCACAACTCAGGGTGAAGATCCTGGTGCTGCAGCAGCATCTTATGGTGCTACTTCTGCTGCTCCATTAGTTCTAGCATCAGTTGTTGGTGCTGGCGGTGCACTTAGTGGTGGTACAGATGACTTTGCATACACTGCTGGTGAAATAAGTGCTGCATATGATCTATTCTTAGATACAGAAGAAACAACTGTTGATTTTGTATTACAAGGTGGAGATGCTGCTAACGAATCTGACACTCGTTCAAAAGCAGCTTCTGTTGCTAGTGTTGCTAATAGCAGAAAAGATTGCATAGCATTTGTTTCTCCATGGACAGGAGATCAGATTGCAACTTCTGGTAACGTTGCATTAACCCCTGCACAACAGTTAGCAAATACAACTGAGTTCATGGATACAATTGCATCCAGTTCTTATGTTGTTAAGGATAGTGGAGTTAAGTACACATACGATAGATTCAACGATAAGTATCGTTACATTGGATGTAATGGAGATATCGCTGGTCTTTGTGTATCTACTTCTGCAACCCTTGATGATTGGTTCTCTCCTGCAGGTACAAATCGTGGTGGATTACAAAACGTTGTAAAACTCGCATTCAATCCTAATAAGGCACAAAGAGATGATCTTTATAGCAGCAGTATTAACCCTGTTGTTTCATTCCCTGGTGCTGGACCAATTCTATTCGGTGACAAAACTGCACTTGCTTCACCTGGAGCATTTGATAGGATCAACGTTCGCCGTCTCTTCCTTAACATTGAGAAGAGAGCACGTGCTCTTGCTGAGGGTATCCTCTTTGAGCAAAATGATAGCACAACTCGTGGAGGGTTTAATGCATCTATTAGTTCTTACCTTGCTGAGGTACAGGCACGTAGAGGTGTTACAGACTTCCTAGTTGTTTGTGATGAAAGTAACAATACACCAGAAGTCATTGACAGAAATGAATTTGTTGCTGAACTCTACCTCAAGCCAACTCGCTCAATCAACTACGTAACAGTCACAGTTACTGCTACTAGAACGGGCGTATCGTTCGCTGAAGTGGTTGGTAGATAAAATTAACGAATTAAAATTAACGAGGTAAACAAATGGCATCGTCAAATGTAAGTCAATTTCTACAGAAAATTGGACAGGGCGTTAAGCCCAATATGTTTTTGATTGATATCAATTTCCCACAATCAATTGCATTACAAACAGAAGACCAGCAACTTACAAATATTCTTTGTAAGTCTGCTGCACTTCCTGGATCTAACCTAGGTGTTATAGAAGTTCCTTTCAGAGGACGTACAGTTAAGATTGCAGGTGATCGCACCTTTGATACTTGGACTGCTACATTCTTTAATGATAAGGATTTCAAACTACGTTCATTCTTTGAACAGTGGGCAAATAGCATCAACACACATGAAGGTAATACTTCTCCACTCTTTACTCCTAACAATAGCGATGGTTACATGGCTGATCTTGGAGTTAAGCAACTTGAGAAGGATTCTTCAGAAGAAGGTTCAATTCTAAGAGCGTACAGTCTCAAGTATTGTTTCCCAACTAACGTTTCTCAAATTGATCTAGCTTATGACAGCAATGATCAGATTGAAGAATTCACTGTTGAGTGGCAATATTCTTACTTCACAGCAGAAGCAGGTACTAGAGACGGCGTTTCTGGACTTCAGGTAGTCTGATAAATAGATCAGAAGAAGTAGTATAAAGTAATCATGAGTCAGTTATTTGGCTTCCAGATTAATCGCAAAGAGGCACGGAAGGGTCAATCCCCCGTGCCTCCTAATGCTGAAGAGGCAATTGCCGTAGCAGCAGGTGGTTACTATGGAACATATGTGGATACGGATAATCAAGCTCGTAATGAGTTTGAGATGATTCGTCGTTATCGTGATATGGCATTACATCCAGAAGTGGATAGTGCTGTAGATGAAGTTGTTAATGAATTTATTGTTAGTGATGCTCATGATACACCAGTAGAAATCAATTTAGATAATCTACAAACTGGTGCAGGTGTTAAGAATAAAGTTCGTGCTGAGTTTGAGTACATCAAACGTTTGATGAATTTTGATAATAGAGCACATGAGATCGTCCGTTCATGGTATATTGACGGGCGACTTTTTTATCATAAAGTTATAGATTTAGATAATCCTAAGAAAGGAATTACTGAACTTCGTTACATTGATCCTATGAAGATCAAGAAGGTCAGACAAAAAATTGACAATACTCCAAAAGATTCTCTATCCCGTCAGGCAATTAAAGGGACAGCACTTGAGCATGAGTATGGTACGTTTGTAGATTATTATCTCTATAATCCAAAAGGTTTTTACAAAGGTGGAGTTCTTGGTCCTGTAGGTGATATGTCATTATCACAGGGTGTCAAGATGGCAGTTGATAGTATTACATTTGCACCATCTGGATTACAAGATTTAAACAAGAGAATGACTCTTGGTTTCCTACACAAGGCAATCAAGTCACTCAATCAACTTCGTATGATTGAAGACTCTCTTGTTATATACAGATTGTCACGTGCTCCTGAACGTAGAATATTTTATATTGATGTAGGTAATCTTCCGAAGGTAAAAGCGGAACAGTATCTACGTGATGTCATGTCTCGTTATAGAAATAAGTTGGTGTATGATGCCAACACTGGTGAGATGCGTGATGACAAAAAGCACATGAGTATGCTAGAGGATTTTTGGTTACCTCGTAGAGAGGGTGGTCGTGGAACTGAGATCACCACCTTACCTGGTGGACAGAATCTAGGAGAACTCAAGGATGTTGAGTATTTTAAGAAGAAGCTTTATAACAGCCTCAATCTTCCTCCTTCCCGTCTCACAGACGACAACAAAGGATTTAACCTTGGTAAAACCACAGAAGTCCTCCGTGACGAGCTTAAGTTTACCAAGTTCATTGGAAGACTTCGTAAAAGATTTAGTGAGATGTTCCAAGACATGCTCAAGACTCAACTCATCCTCAAAGGAGTAATTGCTCCTGAAGATTGGGATGATATGAAAGAGCATATACAATATGATTTCTTATTTGATAATCATTTCAATGAGTTAAAAGAGATTGAAATGATGAATCAGAGAATGATGACTGTTACTCAAATGGATCCTTTTGTTGGAAAGTATTTCTCTATAGAACATGTACGTCGTCATGTCTTAGGACAGAAAGATGCAGACTTTAAGGAAATGGATCAACAAATGAATAAGGAAATTGATCTAGGTCTAGTAATGTCTCCAGCAGATATGAATACATTTGATACTATGGATCGTCAGAACCAAGCATTTGCTCCAGAAATTGATGCTCAAAATGCGGAAGATGATCACAAAAGAGAGATTGAAAAAATAAAATCCGCACCTAAACCTACTAATAATACTAAATAAATTATATTGAACTCATATTATGACTGAAAAAACTGAAGTTACCACACCCGAAACCCCTCAAAAGGAATTGGGATCTGTAGATATTATTGGCAAAATTGCTGATAATCAAAGAGCAAATGCTATTGATGCAGTGCACGATATGTTATTTGGCAAAGCTTCACAAGCAATGGCAGATTACAAAAAGGTGGTAGCGAATACATATTTTGATGAACCAACTAAGACGGAAGAACCTAAAGATGAAACTGATAACGGAACAGATTGATGACGTTAAACTCCTAACTGAGGAGCGTGACGGCAAGAAACTTCTTTATATTGAAGGAGTTTTTCTTCAAGGTGAAATCAAGAATCGGAATGGTCGTATGTATCCTTTTGACGTTCTTAACAAAGAAGTAGAGCGTTATAGTGAGGAATATGTAAAATCAAAACGTGCTCTTGGTGAACTTGGTCATCCTGATGGACCTACCATTAATTTGGATAGAGTTTCTCATAGGATTACTTCACTTAAAGCGGAAGGTAATAACTTTGTTGGCAAGGCACAGATCCTTGATACACCAATGGGTAAAATTGCCAAATCCCTTCTAGGAGAAGGAGTTCAACTAGGTGTTTCCTCTCGTGGTATGGGAAGCATTGATAAGCGTGAAGATGTAAACGTTGTTTGCGATGACTTCATGTTAACAACAGCAGCAGATATTGTTGCTGACCCCTCCGCACCCGATGCTTTCGTGAATGGAATCATGGAAGGAAAGGAATGGGTATGGGATAATGGATTACTAAAGGAAAAAGTAATTGCTAAATACCAACAGTCTATAGATGGGGCTACACGCCACAACCTAGAAGAAAGAACGCTCAAAGCTTTTGAGCATTTCCTTTCAAATCTTTGAATCTATAAATATACTTAGATATTATTATACGGAAAACTACGAGGATAATCTCAAATGTCAGATATGTTAAACGAAAAATTTGAGAAGCTTGTTACCGAGAAAAAGGTTATCGTAGCTGAGTCGGGTCAGGATCCAATGCCTACCGTCCAAGCTACTGTTATTCCTGGCACAGGTAGTGAACCTTCTCAGGTCTCTGACGCACAGACTAGTTCTGGTGGCGGCAAAGATCCTATGCCTACAGTAGGTACTAACGTTACTCCAGGAAGTCAGTCTGTTACTGACCTTGGTGGAACATCAACGACTCCTAATGAGCACGATGATGATGGAGAAGACAATCCAGGTGCTAAGGCAGCCGCTCCAGTAGGAGACAAGGCAGCACAAAGCGATGGAACTGCTCAGACTTCATCAACAAACGATGCAGGAGATCAAGGAACACAACCAACAGTTGGTTCTGAAGTTGCTTACGGAACAGGTACTGGTCCTGATGTAGGTTATCCTATCAAACCGTCGTTTGAATCCGTAGATGTATCTGATGACGTAAAAGCACTCCTAGAAGGTACAGAACTTTCAGAAGAGTTTGCAGAGAAAGCTAAGACAATTTTTGAAGCAGCAATCAAAGCAAAACTTAAAGAGGAGTACGACAAGCTTGTAGAACACTTTGCCAAAGCACACGAAGAGAAGTTAGAAACCGCTAAGAAGGAACTCTCTGAAGAAGTTGATGGTACAGTTAACTACGCCATAGGTCAATGGATGGAGCAAAATCAAGTTGCTGTTGACCGTGGAATAAGAAATGAGATCACCGAAGACTTCATAGCAGGTCTGAAGGGTCTCTTTGAAGAGCACTACATTTCTATCCCTGATGATAAAGTTGAGGTGGTAGAAGGTATGGCTGAATCAATTCGTGAAATGGAAACACGCCTTGACGAACAGGTCAAAGCTAACGTGAAACTTCAAAATCGTTTGAATGAGTCTGCAAAAACTGTTATTCTGAAAAATATTTCAGAAGGATTGGCAGATACTCAGAAGGACAAATTAGCAGCACTCGCTGAGGGTGTTGAGTTTACAACCGAAGAAGAGTTCTCTAAGAAAGTGAAAACTATCAAAGAGTCTTACTTCAAGGAAGGAACTGTAACTCAAAGTGAGGTTGCAGACGAAACTCCAGTAGAAGGTGTTGACAATGACTTGAATCCAGCAATGGCAAGTTATGTTGATGCAATGAATCGCTGGAATTCATAATTATAATATAACTTTTTAAGAGCATAAAAGAAATGTTTAACTCAAAAGCTCTAACAGAAAAGTGGTCACCTGTTCTAAGTCATGAAGGTGCTGGCACCATTAAGGACAATTATAGAAAGGCAGTTACTGCTGTATTGTTAGAAAACACAGAAAATCAAATACGTGAAGAGCGTGGAATGATCAACGAAGCATCCAACACAGTTGGTGCTATCGGTGCAGACGGTCTATCTGGTTCAGGTCTTACAACTAAGACTGGTGGATTAGCTGGATTTGACCCTGTAATGATCAGCCTCATCCGTCGTGCAATGCCTAACCTTGTTGCATATGACATTTGTGGCGTTCAACCAATGTCAGGTCCTACAGGACTTATCTTCGCAATGAAGAGTCATTATCAGCAAAATGGTTCAACACTTAGAGCTGGTAACGAAGCACTCTTCAACGAACCAGATACAAACTTCTCTGGTAACACTCAGGGACCAGCAGCATTTAATGACCCAGTTGCTCCTCTTGGAGACGGTGGTACAACTGATGCTAACCCTGCACTTCTTAACGATACATCTGGTGGTGGTACAACTGCTGGTAACTACGAGCGTCAAGCTGGTAACATCGCAAGAGAAGATGCTGAAGCATTAGGATCTGGATCTACTCTCTTTAACGAGATGAGCTTCAGTATAGAGAAGACTTCTGTTACTGCAAAGACTCGTGCTTTGAAAGCAGAATACACTCTAGAACTTGCTCAGGACTTGAAAGCTATTCATGGTCTTGATGCAGAGCAAGAACTTGCTAACTTACTTTCTAGTGAGATCCTTGCTGAAATCAACCGTGAGGTTGTTAGAACTGTTTATACAGTTGCTAAGTCTGGTGCACAAAACAACGTTGCAAACGCTGGTGTATTTGACCTAGACGTAGACAGTAATGGAAGATGGTCAGTTGAGAAATTCAAAGGACTTATGTTCCAAGTTGAAAGAGATGCTAACGCAATCGCACAGCAAACTCGTAGAGGAAAGGGTAACTTCATCGTCACATCTGCTGACGTTGCTAGTGCTCTAGCTATGAGTGGTACTCTTGACTACTCTTCAGGTCTTAATGGTGCTGGTGGTCCTTCCATTGGTGACGTTGATGACACTGGAAACCTACTTGTAGGTACAATGAACGGACGCATCAAGGTATACGTTGACCCTTATTCTGCTAACGTTAGTGATACTCACTACTACGTTGTAGGATACAAAGGTACTTCACCTTATGACGCTGGACTGTTCTATTGCCCATACGTTCCCCTACAAATGCTCAGAAGCATTGACCCATCTACCTTCCAGCCCAAGATTGGCTTCAAGACTAGATACGGTATGGTTGCTAACCCATTCGTTCTTAACGGATCTACACCTGATGCTGAAGCTCTTACTCATAATAAGAACCAGTATTACAGACGTGTACGTGTTGCAAACCTTACTTAATAAAGGTTACGCATATAAATTTAGACCTCCCAGAAATGGGGGGTCTTTTTTTATATAATAAATAAGGGTAATAGTAGTCGTTAAATGCTTCAAAAGATTCTTCTATTTGCATCACCAATATTGTCTGCTGCTAGTATAGCTACGGTTATAGCAGTTAAGTCATGGAAAAAGAAGAAGCTTCCAAATATTCATATAGAATTTGAAGATGATGACGATGATTATAGTGGTGGACCAGGTGAAGGACCGTATTGGTGGTACACTGACAAATAATTTATAGGGAAATATAAATGTCTGCAGAATGGTATAAGGAACAACCTGCTAATAGGAATTTTTTAAATCCTATTGGATATATCCTCAAACTAGAAAAGTTTGCAGGAGTAGATTTCTTTTGTCAATCCGCAAACGTTCCTGATGTAGCAATGCCTACAACAGAAGTCTCTTCTCCTTTTAGAAATTTACCTATAGTACCTGGTGGTGGAATTACGTTTGGAGATTTTACAGTAAATTTTATTGTTGATGAAGAACTAAAAAATTATAACTCACTTCATAAATGGATGAGGAGTAATGGAAACGCAGATGAGATGAAAGGACCTTCAACACCAGAGTATAGTCATGGTCAATTGCATATAGTTACTAGTGCATATAACCCAGCTTTTATTGTAGAGTTTAAAGATTTATTCCCAGTTGCCTTGACAGGACTGCAGTTTGATGCTACAGTATCAGATATAGAATACATTACTGCTCAAGTTACATTTAAACATCAGCAGTTTTTCTTACGTGATAAGAACCTTCAACCATTAGCATGAGTACAGACTCCATATTAATTGGCGATTGCCGTGAAACATTAAAAACATTACATGCACAAATAACAACTGGTATTGCAAAGAGACCTCGTATGTGTGTAACTTCTCCTCCCTATTATGGGTTGAGAGATTATGGTGGGGAAGAGAATCAAATAGGACAAGAGCAATCACCAGAAGAATATGTTGAGGCAATGGTTGATGTCTTTCGTAAAGTACGTGATGTGCTTGCGGATGATGGTACACTATGGTTAAACATAGGTGATAGTTATTACAACTATAGAAAAGATGGTTGTATACCTAAACAGACATTCGCAAACAACAGACAAGATTTACCTAAGACAACACCACGTAGATCTAATAAGCTTGTAGGATATAAAGATAAGGATCTTATTGGTATACCTTGGATGCTTGCATTTGCATTGAGAGCAGATGGATGGTATCTAAGACAAGATATAATATGGCATAAACCTAATCCTATGCCTGAGTCAGTCAAGGATAGGTGTACTAAATCACATGAATATATTTTCTTATTGAGTAAGAGTAAGTATTATCATTATGATCACGAAGCAATTAAGGAACCAGCAGTAGGTGAAAGATGGGGTGGTAATACTCCTATCAATATGGACAACACTAAAGATACTGATAACCAGTTTAGTGGTTTAACTAGACCACGTAAGATGATTTACGATAAGAGAAATAAGAGATCAGTATGGAAGGTTACAACTAAACCATATAAGGGAGCTCATTTCGCTGTGTTTCCTGAAGAACTTATTGAACCATGTATTCTTGCTGGTAGTGAGAAGGGTGATATAATATTAGATCCTTTCATGGGATCAGGTACTACTGCTGTAACAGCGAGGACTCATGGGAGACATTATATTGGTTGTGAATTACACGAACGTTATGCAGAACTAATACAGAAACGATTAGGTGAAAGATCATTTGCAAGGTTAGAATTTGTATGAACTTTGAATCCATTAGAAATAAATTTGATAAGATGAGAGAAGACTGGGCAGAAGATTCTGCTGTTGACTTTCAATTTAAGAATAAGCAATACAGTGCTGATCTAGGGCAACTTGCTTTAGACATCCCTTTTCAACATAATAAATACTTAAACCATTACACTGACACATCACAGATCAAGACTTCTCTTGAGTTTGAAATTCGTAAATTGGTTAAAGAAAAGCGTGAGTATTATTCTGGTGAAGCAGATGCTAAAACTTATGCTCTTAAACCATTTGGAGGTAGTATTAAAACCTCTGAAAAAATGAGAACTTATCTTGAGGCAGATGATGAAATCATCAACCTTGAAGCTAAGATTAAGTACCTAGACCAAATGTTACACTGGTTGGATCAGGTAATGAAACAGATTTCAAATAGAGGATTTCAGATCAAAAGTGCCATTGAATGGGAGAAATTTATTAATGGACAATAATGACACATCTTTCTATAAAGAAGAAGAATGAAGTATATATAAAAATTTCTTCTCCTGAAGAACATGTGCATAAAGAACTGTCTGATTACTTCACGTTTGAAGTACCAGAAGCAAAATATTTAAAACGTAATCCAAGATACAAATATTGGGATGGAACTATTCGTCTGTACTCTCCAGCTACAGGCGAACTTTATCATGGATTAATAAATCATTTACAATCATGGGCTGACGATCATCAGTATACCATGAATTATGAAACAGATGATTGGTATGGTGACATTCTTGAGAAGAATGATTATGTGTCACCACCTGCTGTAAAGCATTTTATGGAGAAAATTTCTCCCAAAATAAAACCTCGTGGATACCAGATAAAAGGTGTCTACGAGGCTTTAAAAAATAATCGTAAGTTATTACTTTCCCCAACGGGATCTGGTAAATCTCTTATGATCTACTCCCTCGTCAGATACTACACTGCTACCAGCAAGAAGACGCTCATCGTCGTTCCTACTACGTCCTTGGTAGAACAAATGGTTAACGACTTCGTTGACTATGGATGGAATGCGGAAGACCATGTTCATAAAATTTATAGTGGTAAGGATAAAAATACAGATAAACCTGTTATCATTTCAACGTGGCAATCTATTTACAAGTTTCCCAAGAGATACTTTGATGATATAGATTGTGTGATTGGAGATGAAGCACACTTGTTTAAGTCTAAATCATTAACAGGTATAATGACTAAGCTTCATAATGCTAAGTATAGGTTCGGTTTTACTGGAACCTTAGATGGAAGCAAGACTCATAAGTGGGTATTAGAAGGGTTGTTCGGTAAGTGCGAACGAGTTACCACTACTGATGGACTTATAAAATCTGGATACCTTTCTAATTTTAGGATCAAAATACTATTGTGTCAACATGAACCTCAGCATATGGAGACATATCATGATGAAATGGAATATCTAGTCAATCATAAGGGAAGAAATAATCTTATTAAAAACCTTGTTAAAGATCTAGATGGTAATACCCTAGTTCTATTTAACTACGTAGAAAAGCATGGGGATCCACTTTATGAGTTAATAAATACTAATATAGATCCTGAACGAAAAATCTTTTTCGTACATGGTGGCACCGATGTACAAGATAGAGAAGAAGTTAGACAGATTACGGAGCTAGAAAACAATGCAGTCATTATTGCGTCTTACGGTACTTTCTCTACTGGCATTAATATTAAGCGGTTGCACAATATCATATTTGCGTCGCCTAGTAAATCCCGCATTAGAAACCTTCAATCCATTGGTAGAGTCTTACGTAGAGGGGAAGGAAAGACTTTAGCAACACTCTATGATATAGCAGATGATATAGGCGGTCAGAATTATACACTACGACATCTTAACGAACGAGTTAACATATACAATGATGAGAACTTTAAGTATGAAGTTATAAAAATAAATCTTAGGGAAGATAAATGACACCAGAAGAATTAAAAGAAGAAGACTTTATAGCAACAGTTAAGCTAGTATCTGGTGAAGAGATAGTAGCTAGAGTATGCTACTTACCAGACGAAGATAAAGTAATACTAGAAAATCCTTTACAAGTAGAGCAAGCTAAAACTAGAAAAGGTGATCTAGAAATATCTGGATTCTCTTTTAAAGAATGGATGTCTGCTACCTTTGATCAAATGTTTATTGTTAATAGAGATCATATAATTACTATGTCTGAACTAGGAGCTCCTATTATTGATTTCTATGAAAAGACTATGAAGAGATTAGAGAATGGAAAATCTCTAACTGGTAGAGGTAATAAGTTACCTAGAACTTCTGGTTATCTTGGATCTATAAATCAGACCAAGAAGAACTTAGAAGATATATTTAAAAAAAGCTAGATTCATCCTTGAACCCTTGACAGAGTTAGTCTACTGATTTTCTGAGGATGTGTCAAGCCCCCTAGACAAATCCATTTATCTGTGTTACACTTAATGCATGATAATGGTAATCACACCATGGCACCAGCAGTAATGAAAAGAAAAAAGACTGAATACTACGTCAACAATAAAGAGTTCCTTGCAGCGATTACTGACTATCGGCACATGGTTCATGTTGCTAGAGATTCAGGTAAACCGAGACCTCGTGTAACCAATTACTTAGGCGAGTGTTTTTTAAAGATTGCTACACATCTATCATATAAACCAAACTTTGTTAACTACATGTTTCGTGAGGATATGATATGTGATGGCATTGAGAACTGTTTACAGTACATAGATAATTTTGATCCAGAGAAATCTAAAAATCCTTTTGCATACTTTACACAGATTATATACTATGCATTCTTGAGACGAATACAGAAGGAGAAAAAGCAATTAGAAATTAAAGGTAAGATATTAGAACGTTCTGGTTATGATGAGGTAATGCATTCTGACAAGTATGATGGTAGTATGTCAGGTATGAATGCTTCTTATTCTGATATGACTGGTATCAAAGAAAACATTGAAACTAAAATGAATCGCTAATGGAAGAAGAACATTTACCAGAACATATCAATAATCTTTGGGAAGACATGGATCGTCTCAATGCATTGTATGAAGAACTTATGTGGCCATATGATGTTCAGCTAGAGTTCAAAGCAGATTATGAAAATAATCGTATTATTATAAAACCGTATGAATCTGAGTGAAAATTATAATGCACTACAACGTG